TCATGTGGTGGGCAGACACTACCGCAGGATTCTTGAAGCAACGGAATTCAGCAAACACTGCCTGGGTCGCGGTGATGCCACTGGCCACACAGGTCGAGCCGGCTGGCATCATCAAGATGTTTGGCGGCGCCACAGCACCGTCTGGATACCTCGCGTGCGATGGCGGAGCGGTATCGCGAACCACTTATGCGGCACTGTTCGCAGCTGTTGGCACAACCCACGGCGTGGGCGACGGATCAACAACCTTCAACGTCCCAGACTTCCGACGGCGCGTTCCTGTCGGGGCCGGCGGCACTGGCACGGCGGTGCTGGCGAACACGCTGGGAAGCAAGGGCGGATTTGAGACGCACACGCTGCTTGAGAATGAAATGCCTTCGCACCAGCATTTCGCATTCGCGAACGTTGTTACTACTAGTGCCACAGGCGCTGAAGTTTCAGCAACCACACAGGGCGCGCGATCACTTGACGATGGAACGTCAAGCTCCAATTTCCGAATCAAAGCGACAGCCACGGCCGCAACCGTTGGTCTCACAAGTATCACCGGCAGCGACGGAGCCCACAACAACGTGCAGCCCAGCATTGTGGTTAACTACATCATCAAGACCTAACCCGGAAAATCATCAAAAATCTACCCAGGCCCTGAAGTTGGTTTGCTAAAATGTAACGAACCACTTTCTGGGGTCTTTTTATTTATGGACGCACAACAGGCCGCATCAGATACGGGCGTTGCCCTGATCGCCAAGGCGGCGCCGCCGGCGACTGTTTCAATCGCATCGCTTGCGGGTGTGCAAGTCAGTGAGATCCTGGTCTGGTGTACGCTGATCTACACGGTGCTGATGATCGGTCACAAGCTGTGGCAGATCATCAAGGAAGTCCGCAGCTCATGAGCCGCGCCCAGGTTGCCGGCCTGGTGTTGTCAGCTGCCGCACTGGTCGGCATCGTGATGCATGAGGGCTACAGCAGCCGCGCGATTATTCCGGTGCCGGGTGATGTGCCGACCATCGGGTTCGGAACCACCGAAGGCGTCAAGATGGGTGACACGATCACCCCGCCAAAAGCATTACAGCGCGCTCTCGCTGACATCGGAAAATTTGAAGGCGCACTCAAGCGCTGCGTAAAGGCGCCACTGTTTCAGCACGAATACGACGCCTACCTGTCGCTCTCATACAACATCGGCAGCGGAGCATTTTGCGGGTCCACACTGGTGCGCAAGCTGAACGCGCAGGACTATGCCGGCGCGTGCTTGGAGATCCTTAAGTGGGACAAATTCAAAGGCGCGGCATTGCCTGGCTTGTCGGATCGACGCAAGCAGGAGTTCAGGCAATGCAAGGGTTCGGATTGACCAAGCTGGTGGCCCTGGTGGCCGCTTTGCTTGGCGCTGCCGGTGCATGGCAAATCCAAGACTGGCGATACAATGCGCGCATTCAATCAATGCAGGCCGAATTCACCAAGACAGTGGCGGCCGCCGAGCGCGATGCACAGGAGCAAGAGCGCAGGCTCAACAGTCAGATCCAAGAGGCCCGCGATGCAGCCGCGAAACGTGAGCAAGACCTACGCCGTGATAGCGATACTCTGCGCAGTGAGCTTGACGGGCTGCGCAACGAAGCCGCCGATGCAGGCCGTAAGCTGCCCAGAAATCCCGCCTGCCCCTCAAGCGCTCGAGCAGCAACCGCCATCAAGCTATTTGAGCAATGCGCAGTCGAATATGAAAAAATGGCGCGGCACGCTCAAGGCCACGCCAACGATGCCCTAATGCTCCAGGAAGCATGGCCAAAATAATGGACGACGCCGACATCGCAAACGACAGCATTCTGGCCGACATGGAGAGGCGCCTCGCACGGTTGCAGGCTGCCGCAAACAAGCCGCCGAAGACAAGCTGCGACAAATGCGACGAGCCGATCACGCCTGCCCGGCAGAAGCTACGCCTTGACCTGTGCTTCGACTGTGCTGTGCTTCTTGAGCGCGCGGGAAGGTTCTTCCGCAAGGGCTGAAGCCAGCCAGGCGCCCCACTTCGTCATCGCCTCGCGCATCTCAAAAGACTGGTGCGGGTGCTGTTGCGGATCTATCCCGCCTTTACACCCAACGTCCTGGAGGTTTCCCAGGATGTCACGCCATCCATGGGGTACAGGACCCTGCCGCCGATCTTGGTGTACTTCGGCCCCTCACCGATGCTCCGCCAGTTGGCCAGCGTGCGGATCGTGATGGTCTTTTTGTACCGCTCGATCAGCTCAGCTGGCGTCAGATATTGTGCAGGAACGTCCATCAGAATACCCCCAGTGTGTTAGCCGCGTTCACGTTCTTTAGATTCTCGAATGGCTGGTCAATGTTTGAATATTCTGTGACGGCATGATCCGTTTTCGCATTCAGTGCATTTACAGCATTAGGCGCATCACCGGTGCCGATCTTGCGCTGCTCATCGTATGCCTTCGCACTCGCCTTGAGTTGTTCTTTGAACGCCTCGCCGAGCGCCTTTTGCACTGCAACAGGAGCAGCCGACCAAGCAGCGCCCAGCGCCTTCAGGCCGCGCTCGGTCGCGTTCAGCAGCAGGCCACGGTGGTGCTCGATGGCTGGGTCCACCTGGGCTGCACCGTCAACCCACTGGCGCAGGGCCTGGCCATCCTTGGCGCCGATGTAACCCTCACCTCGGCCGAGAACCGCCTGCAACTCGGCCGGACACTTGAGCACGTCCTGGCGGTGGCCCTGGTCGTGCATCATCAGGCTGACAGTCGCTTCGTATGAGAAGTTCTTCTCCTGGATCGGCTGGATGCCCAGCTTGATCGGGTTTTTTGGGTCGGAGAAATCAACCTTCTCCCGCGCCCTGGTGCAGGCGATGATGTGGGCCGGCGACTGCAGCATATAGGTCATAAACCGCTTGTGTTCGGCTTTGGCGCGCTTCCAGTCGGGGAACCGGGTCTGGTTGGCAATCCATTCGCAGCCGCCCTCGGACTCCCATTCGTGCGTCACGCTGTCGATCACGATCACCTCGGCGCCAGCATTGACCGCCGCTGAGATCGCCTCGATGTACCGTGCAGGGCTGAACGGGGCATAAAAATCGATGATGTTAAACGGCTGCGGCAGCGCGTTGGCGTACAGACTTCCGCGCCGGTTTTCCGTGTCGATCATCACCACTTTGTTGGCATCCTGGCCAGCCAGGCCGTAGGCCAGCTGCAGGGCTGTGAAGGTCTTGCCAGACCCGGACACGCCGGACAGCTGGATCAGGAGTCGGGCGCCTTGGCGCTGTGCTTTGCGGACTTCAAATGACATGGGCTTCTTTCGTGTGGTTTAAATGAATGGGCGAAGGTCGGGCGCTTGCCAGCCTTCGGGCTTGCCGATCTTGCCGCCGTCCATGATCACGGGCTTGCCGTCGACCAGCTTTGCGTCGTTGCTGTCCAGGACTGCCTGGTCGGCACCAGGCTTATCGAAGCCAGCAAGATAGGCCACCCCGTTGCCAGTCACCTCGGTGTCGCACAGGGCATCGAGCGCATCGTCGCGGAAATGGATTGGGATGTAGACCAGCTGCTCGCGGCGCTTCAGTTTGCTGGCGAACCACTCGAGATCAAGGCGCGTGCGCTCGAGGAGCTTTGAATACCCCTCGCTCTCGGTGCGCAAGGATCTCAGGAACTCGCAGAATTCTTCGATGTGGCAGCCAACCTGCAGCGACAGGGTTTCGGGTCCGGGTTCTTTGCCGCAGGCTTTGAGCCAGTCGGCGGTGCGTTGGTAGTTGGTCATGCTGTTGCCCCTGGAAGGTTATCGTTTGCAGCCTTGGCTGCCCATGCCGGAATGCCCAGCAGCGTTACGTCGGTTGGGTAACCAGGCCAGCGGTCAGCTGCCAGGCAGTCGGCATATATCCGCAGCTGCTTGCGGTATTCCGCGCGACCCAGCTCAATCATCGCGTCATCGGCGAAGTAGAACGCGCTGGCATATGGCGCAGCCTTCTCGAAAGCCGCAAAGATGAACGCCTCGGGTCGCTGGCCTGTGGCCTGCTCGATGCCGTCCATGTACCAGGCGGCCTGGACCCAGTAGCGGTAATTCCAGGCCGACCGCATGAATGCATCGCGGCTTGCATCCTCGGTCGACTTCACATCCACCAACAGCGGCAGGTTCATCCAGTCCGGCCGGCACTTGCACAGCACGCCTGTCTCGGCATCAGTCCAATATGCTGACAGCTCGGCCTGGCCGTTGGCAAACACCTTCGCGGCGGTCGGGTGGCTGCGCACCTGGCGGCTGATCGCCATGCAGGTTTCAAAGTCCGATGCGCTGATCAGATCGGCGCCGGCATCGGTGGCCCGCATCAAGGCATCCTCCCAGGCGGCTTTGCCATCCTTGGTGCGCTTGTCGACCACCGGCGCAACGTGGTGGCGTGTTGCGAACTCACCGGGCTCAAGCACCGCGGTGTGGATCGCGGTACCCACTACCATCGCTGGCGTCGGTTCACGCTTCTCACGCTCTGGATTGAGGTACTGTTGCCAGTAGTGCAGCGGCGAGCGGGCCATCACATCCAGCCCTGATTTCGAGATCCCAGGCCCACTGTGATAGTCGGCGTTTGAGATCCCAGCGTAAATTCCGGTTTTCATTTCATCCTTTCGTTGTCACCGCTTGTCACGGCGGGTCAGAGTTTATTCCTATTTTGCTGAAGCTGTGAATTTTATTTGCGCTATGATGCTGCACCTGCGGACAATTTTTTCCTAGATGAAAACCATACAGAATCCCGACATTTACTGGCGCCTCCGTGAGCTTGCGGTAACTGCGCGATGCACGCTGCGTGCTCTGCTCAAGGAAGCGGGCGTCAGCTCGGCCACGGTTCATGAGTGGACGACCGGGACGAAAACACCCCGCCCGACAACGATTGCCCGCATTCATGCGGCCCATGCCCGGATCAAGGAAAGGAACGTCAATTGATTTCGAAATTGCTATCTATCGTTGCCCGCCTGGCATTGATCTGGTGCTGGGTGGTAATCGCGAGCTGCTTCGCGAAGCTGCTCTGGATCGGAGTGATGATGGGCTGGGAGGTGATGTGAGCCTTCGTCCCCACCAAGAGCAAGCACTCACTAACTTGCGCGCAGCCTACGCCGCAGGGAGCCGCGCCCCAGTGCTGGTCATGGCCACTGGTGGCGGGAAAACTCACACCAGCGCTGAGATCATCCGCAGCGCCGTTGCCAAGGGTCTGCGCGTCTGGTTTATGGCTCACCTGCGCGAGATCCTCGACACCACCAGCGCCAAGCTGGCAGCCGAGCAGATCCCGCACAGCTTCATCATGGCAGGCAAGCCGCATGACCCCGACCAGCCGGTGCAGGTGGTTATGGTGCAGACAGCTGTGCGGCGCCTGGACAAGCTACCCAGGCCCGACCTGATCGTGATCGATGAATGCCACCTCGCGGTGGCCAGCACGTATCGCCAGGTGGTCGAGGCCGTCGGCAACCCTCGATTGCTGGGCCTGTCGGCAACCCCTACCCGCCTTGACGGCCGCGGCCTGGGTGAGCTGTTCGACACCCTGGTACAGTCCTGTGGCACCGCCGAGCTGCAGGGCCAAGGTCTGCTGGTGCCCATCCGCTACTATGCCCCCAGCCGGCCAGACCTGACTGGCGTGCGCGCCCAGGCCGGCGACTATGCCCAGGGAGAGCTGGCCGAGGCCATGAACAAGCCCAGCATCACTGGCGATGCAGTGGCGCACTACCGCAAACTGGCCCATGGCAGGCCCTGTGTGGTGTTCTGCACCAGCGTGCGACACGCCAAAGACACAGCCAGAGCATTCCGCGATGCCGGATATCATGCTGTGGCCATCAGCGCAGAGGCATCAGCAGAGCAGCGGTCCGAAGCTCTGGAACTTCTGCGGGCCGGCCAGCTCGATGTGGTGGTCAACTGCCAACTTTGGGTCGCCGGCGTGGACTGCCCAGCCATTGGCTGCGTCATCATGCTGGCGCCAACCAAAAGCCTGACCAAGTATCTGCAGAGCGTCGGCCGCGGCCTGCGTATGCACCCAGGGAAGACAGACTGCGTGGTGCTGGACCACGCCGGCAACGCATTCACGCACGGCCTGCCAAACGAGCCGCGCGAGTGGACCCTCGACGGCGCCAAGAAGCGACCAAGAGACGCCGAGGCCGTTGAGCCAGTGAAGCAATGCGAGCGCTGTTACTTCGTCCACACACCTGCCACTGTGTGCCCCAGCTGCGGCCACGTCCACCCGGTCAAGGTCAGCAAGCTGGAGCAGAAGGCAGGCGAGCTGGCCGAGCTGACTGAGGTCAAGCGCCAGGAGCGCCAAGAGGTCAGACGCGCCAGGACGGTGGAGGAGCTGCGCAAGATCGCCGAGGAGCGTGGCTACAAAATGGGCTGGGTCTACCAGCAGCTGCGCATCAAGTCGGCGCGCATGGTGAGCCTATGAAATGCCCAAACTGCACCCACCCGCGCGGCAATCTGCCAGACGGATCGGAGACCTGCACCTGGTCAGAAGCCTGGCGCAACCATTGCGAAGCCATACACGTCTGCCGACTGCCGACCCTGATCGAGCGACGGCGCTATCTGTTGATGATCCACAACAAGCGCGGAGAGAAAGACTGGCTAAAATTGCGCACGGCTGTTGAGCAAGTTTGGAAGTCTAGTGCCGGCCAGCCGGAGGTGTCGAACAACACCGGCAGCTGATGACAGGTTTTACTCCTTTCGATCTGTGCATCAGCGGACACCCAGGAGAGACTGGGACTTTTACCAACCATTCAGGAACATTCCATGGCAACGACAAAGAAGTACGACATCGCAGTCAAGACCGGCAGCTACCAGGACAGCCAGGGGCAGACCAAGAACCGCTACCAGAACATCGGCACGATGATGCAGGGGGACAATGGGCCCTACCTGCTGCTCGATCCGCTGATCAACCTGGCGGCCGTGCCACGTGAGCAAGGCAAGGACCGGGTGATCTGCTCGCTGCTCGAGCCGCGCGACAACGCCCAGCAGGCGCCCGCGCCGCGCCAGGCGCCGCAGCGCCAGCAGCCCGCCATGGACGACGACATTCCTTTTTGAGGTGCCGCATGAAGCATGACAGCATCGATGCAACGCTTGAAGAGCGAGGAAGCCGGTACGGCAAGTTTGTCGATCACGCGCGGGTGACACAGGAGCTCAAGCGGACGATCTTTTCAAACATGGCGGCAAGCTCACTTGCCGACGACCAGGCCGAGGCCCTGGAGATGATCGCCCACAAGATCGGGCGCATCGTGAACGGCGATCCCAACTACGCAGACAGTTGGATCGATATCGCAGGCTACGCAAAGCTGGTGGCCGACAGGCTCCAGGGCACTGAGCGTTGACCAGCGAGGCATACATCCAGCAGCAGATCCGGCTCGCCATCGCGCGGGCCGGTTCCGTTATGCATAGGAACAACGTCGGTCAGTACACTGATCCGAAGACTGGCAGGCCCATCAGATATGGGCTCTGCGTGGGCTCCAGCGACTTGGTCGGCTGGACGCCAGTGACCATCACCCCAGACATGGTGGGCCGCACCCTGGCGGTTTTCACTGCCATCGAGGTCAAGACCCCCAACGGCCGCCCGACAGAGCCGCAGCTCAATTTCATCGCTCAGGTCACCAAGGCCGGCGGCTTTGCAGGCATCGCACGCTCACCTGGTGAAGCCGTGGCGATTGCACACAAAAGCGCAAAATAATTCAACTTTTCTCTGGTCTGCCCAACACTTACGCCAAGTTTCTTGGCATACTATCGTTCATGGGCAGCACGGTGCTGGCCAGTAACGAAAAGGGACATCATGAGCACCAAGCAACTGACAAAGAAGATTCGTTACGCAGTGGATGCAGAGGGCGATGCTGTGCTGTTTGCTCTGAATGATTCGGGCAAATGGGCTCAATTCGGGAGCTGTCACTACTCTGTTGTTAGCGCGATTTTGAACAAGACGATTGCCCTCAAAGACGCTATCCCCCTCGTTCGCTTCATCTAACCCCCAGGGGCTCCGGCCCCATCATAAAAACCCCATAGGACTCAAATGAAAAACCCAAACCAATTCTGGTGCGATG